CTTTTGTATTGGTCATATACAGCTTGTACACACTCTTTATCTGTTGTGCAATCTTTTAAGAGGTTGTACATAGCTACTACTCCAAATTTCTTTCCGGCTATTTCTGATGGTTTGAAAGCATCGCAAACATCTCCAAGTACCCACTGTGCATAGAAAAATTTTCTACCATAACCGTCAAATTCTTTCCTATCTTGAGTTAGGTGAATTTCTCCTAAACCTTTCACCAGAAATGGTTTATCCATCTTTGTCCAATTGTACATCCATCCAGTAACACCGTTTTGGTCTCCGTCAACTGTTGCTGCAATAATCTTCTGTTTGTTTTTAACTCCATCATAACATCGTTGAGCAAGCATGTCATCTACTTCACGTCCATCTACAATCTTTGCTTTCCATCGTTTTACAAGATAGTCTCTGCACTCTTTTAATTGAACAGGGCGCGTATTCACCCGTGTTCCTTTATACTTGGAAGGTAGAGGAAGATTGTCTCGGAAATTGTCCTTACCACTCAAATATACTTCAATTTCTCCAGCTTTACAAGTCTTCGCCAGACCTTCAATTGTTGTATTGATTGCATGAAACGCATACGAAATATCTTCTGGAGTCCTTACTTCCTCGATATCAAACTCAGATTCATCAAAAACACCCTTGATGTGTTCTCTAAAAGCCGTTTTATGAGCATGAGAAGTGGTTTGCCCTGTCTCTTTGTGAGTGACACGAATACTTCTAGTTTCATTAGCTGCTGCGCTACGGAATGAAACTATATCTCCATCAACTACTAAAATTGTTTTGCTCATCTGCTCTCCAATCACAAATATATTCCCATTTACTCATGTATTCTATAACTCTATTGTCGACGGTATATCTTCCACTCAACAACCTATCGTACCAAGCCCTACCTTGCTCATCTTTATGTTGTTTATACACACTTCTCGCTTTTTCTAAATCACTTACAGGAAATAGTCCTAGACATTTCTTGGTTTCTCCGTACTCGATTCTAACATGGAGTTTCCCGCTACGATTATGCAAATACATACCTTGAGGATATTTACCTCTTTTACCTTTATAAGATTGTAAAAATTTATTTAATTCAGAAGGAATCAATACACATTTACTCTCAGAATATTCTTTTACTCCATCTTTTAATATATCAGCATCTAATTGATAACCCAATCCATACCCGACTTGGTTTCTATGCCACTCAGTAAAAGATTGAAAATCTTTAAAAGAGTTTTTACAGTTAATATAAGTAGGTTCTCTTGTTTGAGTAGAACCACCAACAGTGCACCTTTCTTTTATGTTGTTCCAGAGAACTCCGCTTACTGTCCATACATACTTTTCTCCCACATAAGATCGTTGTACCCAAAGTCCTTTATTATTTTTAAAATCTGGCTGTATAACCATACATTCTCCTTAAGTCAAATCTTTGTAGCGGCATTCCCATTCATCTCGTTGCTTCTCAACGTCTTCATACGCTTTAGACAACTCATTGTACTTCTCTTCCCAAGAGTCTCGTTCATATTTCATATCTAAGTATTTCCGGTAAGGAATATAATCATAATCTCCCAACCAATCTTCCAACTTATCAGCTTCTGTATTATCAAAGATTTCTGCTACAACAGTTGGAAACCAGTGATGTGAAACTACTGCTGAAAAATTACCATCAACAATTTCCATATTTCCATCAGGTTTAATAGATATCTTCATTATTTTCTCCTTATAAACAAAAAGCTCCTACTCCTTTCGAGAGTAGGAGCCATATTAAGCTACTTTAAACAAATTGTCAATCAGATTAGTACGGTATGTCATCCGAATCGCCATCATCAGCAGGAGCAGCTTCTTGAGCTTCATTTTGCTTCTCTGCTTTTTCTTCAGGAGAAGAATTATTCAGAATAGCCATCACTTGAGCATACTCTTTATCAGACTCTAAGATTTTCTGATGTTTCTCTTTAGCTTCTTCAATCAAAGCCTCTTCATCGTGCTCTTCTTGAATTGCAGCTTGCATTGGACTACCTTCGTAATCTTCAGCCAGAACAATCTTCAACAGATCAGCTTTACGCAGAAGATCAATCTTACGATATGTGAATGTTTCACCATCTGGTTTAGTAAATTCATATTCAGTAGGCAGATCATCATCTTGCATATCAACAACTACTGCTGGTTGCAGAGGTTCTTCTGTTTTACCAATTTCCTTCTTAGCCAACAATGCAGGAGTTTTAACATTGATATTTTTATATGTCTTATCTCCTTTAGTTGTTTCTTTTACTTCTACAGTGATGTTAAATGGCTTGCCCACCATCAACCACACAGAGTTAGCATCTTTGTTTGCAGGATCAAATACAATATCGTGCATGGTTTTGCTTGTTGCTGTTTGCTCTTGCAGAATTGCTTTACTCAGAGCAGCCCATTTAGAAGTAGGAGCAAGAGTCCATTTACGGTTTTTAATGTAATTATTATCAGCATCTCGAGGTGGCACAGTAGTGTAGTTAATACCCTGTGTTACACCATACTGCACTTGATGGAATGGAAGACGAATGTTACGTACACCAATATCACCTTCATAATCATGTGTTTGTTCCAGCAAATCTACATATACTGCCAATTTGTGTTCCAGTTTAGGATTACCCTCTTTATCCAAACCAAGATTAATCTTTGGATTACCTTGATCATCCAGAACAATCTTACCTTGATCTTTTACAAATCGAGGTACTTGTTTATGTTTACCAAGATTTACCATCAAGCCGATTTGTGCATTGCACAGACCATCTTCCACGTCTGGTTGTTTGTATTCTGTTGTTGGAGCTTTGTTTTCACGTTTCAAAGATTTCATATTGTTTCCTTTCAAATATTAAAATTAAGTCGATCTATTTTACGACCATTAGCTTCATTTAGGAAGAAACGTAATTATACCACTTCTTCCTTTGTGTGTCAACTGCGTTGTTACTTCCTATTTTGCTGAAAATATAAAGTCTTCCTTCTGATCTTTCTCCTCTACAAACAATACTCCGTTGTAAGTATAATGATTTTTAGGAAGCTCTGCGAGCGACATTGAAAACTCACAAGTAACTTCAACTTTAGGGTAGTATTGATATGTATGCCTCAAACTGAACAGCAATTGCTTCCATCCTTTTTCAGAGCAAGTACAAGTTATTTCTACATCTTTTGCATTTCCACACTTTATTTTCTCAATTTCGTTCAGGATAAATTTTTCTAGATCATTCATTTATTTCTCCATAACAATAACACTACCTTCATTATTCTGATGATTCATACGAATCAAAGCATCAACATTCTCTCGGAATTTCATACTGCTGTCAATAGCCTTAACAATACTCCAATCAAATTTACCATCTTCTGTTTCCTGACCAGAGTATTCAATAATAGCTGCTGCTACAGTCATTTGCAATACATTCAATACGTGGTCAAGAGACCATTCAGAAAAAGATTCCATAATTGCTACAGCTTGCTCTTGTTGCAGCTTAAATCGTTTCTGTTGTTCCAATTGGTGTTGTTCAATAATATTCATTTATTCTCCTTATTATACGGTAGGTTCGCCATCATCTCCAAATTCAACATCATCAAAGTCATGATCCATCAGAAATTCAACATACTTCTTCAACTTAGATTTTGTTTTTGAATTAAGTTTGAAATGTCCTTCAAAACAATCATCCCGAAGAAGAGTTAATTGATCTTCTTCCACAATAATATTCAAATACTCCAATGTTTCTCCGAACTCATAGAAAGGACTATTACAAGCTCCTTCCTCTGCGCTCCAAGTCATAAGAGCGTTATAACTCAGGTTAAACTGTACTGTCTGCTCTTTAGTCATTTTAGCCATCTTTATTCTCCTTTCAAATGCTGTTTTGTAAATCTGATACGACTTGCCTCTGAACGAAGTTTTTGACTCATTGCTGTATTAAAGTCTTCCCTATCTTCAGGTGTATTCCAGTCCATTCCATCATCATATTTCATATTAATCTCCAACCCTTCAGACGAAGGTGTGAATTTTATAGTTAATGTGCCGTCAATCCCTAGAATGTCACTGTGACAGCTTTCTAAAGCTCTGAAATAGCAGTCAAGTAATCTTTGTATTCTTCGTTCAAAAACTTCTGTATCTGTAAGACCATGTGAATTTTGTTGTTCAACATACCTTCGTTGAAGCAAATCATCAAGTGGGATGTGCATTATTTCTCCTTTTCAAATTTAGATTTCAAACGCAAGTATTCTTCAAACTCTTTTACCTCATTTTCAAGCTTCAATTTTTCAGCAAATTTCATCCGTTCTTCATACTCATCATCTGTTTCCAAACGAGTAATCACTACAGAGTACCAATCTGAGTTATCTTCTTGAGACACTAACACAACCTCTTTAGGATATTTAGACATTGTAGCAAGTACGTCCTCCACTGTCAATAATTTAAAGCAGATATGTTTAGCTACGATCTCATGTACGTGTTTCTTATCAACAACATCTTTCTCTTTAATGTAGAAGTATAGAAGGTTATCTTTTATAGTTGTATCCTTCCTGAATTCAACTCCATAATACCAAAATGAGTCCAGTACTTTCAACTGTTGTTGTGTTTGGAAGGTATAAAACCTTTTCAATATAGGGTCATTGATGATTTTTGAGTAAGACACTTCACTACATTTTACTACAATTCCTTCAATATCCCCACAAAGTGTTGTTATCCACTCATCTATATGATTAAAAGGAGACTTAAACTCACAAATATACTTCAGAGTCTCTTTTAATTTACACGGTTTTCGTTGTTTTTCAGAAAGAATAATTTCTCTGAGTTCGTATAGTAGTTGTGATAATTTCATTTATCCTCCTTATAACTGTACGGATTCCAACCTCCATATGGATCAGTTTCTCTTTCAAGTATATCATAAAAATGATCAGTCCACCACAACTCTTTTGGACAAAGTGACATCGCATTCTTTACAGGGTATTCTGATACACGATAGTCATCCATTATTTCCCTTCTTTACTATATATTTATCATGAATAAAAACACTCAGACAAGACCCTAATCCACTTCCAAGTCCGACCACTATTACTAACCATCCTATCCCATGTTTAGAAAGCACACTGATAGTATAGACTTCCATCAATGCTAAGAATAAGGATGTTGGTACAATCCATTTATACACTTTATGAGTAACGTTGTTTTGTTGAAAACTTTTAGCAAAAGTAAAGCAAAAACTTGAGAGGAAAGTTAAGCAATACATCAATGGTGGATTTGTCAATATATTCATTTAAACAGCTCCTTGGATGGAAGATCATTTCCTTCTTGGTAGTACTTCGTATAGTGAATCAACATCCAGATATTGCAAATTACATGACCAATGTGCCTGCGATTAGACTCAGGATCAACTTCTTCCCCTTTAATAATTGCCATACAATGACGAACAGCACACGCAAGAGGAATACTCCAATTCATTCCTTTTGTCCAATTCCAAGCTGCGTATTTTTTAGCTCCATACGTAAATACATGAGCTGATTCTTCAATGTCTCCATATGTACACCCTGACAGCGCAGCGTAGAGGTCATAAACATCGTGTGTTTTTTGGAATCTACCTAAGCAAGCTAAGATGCTGATAATCCCATCATCATACGCAACGTTCTTCAGATGCCCTACAAAATCAGAAATAAGAATTAGAGAATAATCTGGCTTACCGTCATTATAACGTGCTCCACTCCCTTTCTCTTTACTTTCAATATCTCCTACTGACATGATTATTCTCCTTTCAATTGATTTGGAATTTCTGGAACAAAATTGTACCTCCAACACTCACTCTTAATCCCCTCATTACAACATACTTCGCGCCTGCTCCAAGTACCATCCTCATACCAGATTGCCCCGTAGATTTCTTGAAATCCATAATTAATGTTATTTCTGTTATAATAGTAATCAATCTTGTCAAGAAAATTTTTAAAGTCTTCAACAGAGTGATCTACTTTTAAAATTGCAGTTTTTGCTTTATGATAATCAAAATCCTCGTAATTACTAATTACAGCAGCTTTTACTTTACTTGTTGTGTTTAAAATGTGAGCTAAAAATTCCATTTTTGCATTACGCATATTATTCTCCTCTCAATTCTTTCAGTTCATCTTCAATCACTCGCAGATCATCAATCTTCTGAGCAACAACAATTGCTTCTTTAACAGAATTCACATTGTATGATAAATAATCTGTCGTGTCAACAACAATCATTCTACCTTTTTCAAATGTAATAAAACAATTGTCAGAAGCTGTAAGAGATTTCAATAGATCAGTGATATTCTGTTGTTTATCTTTTACAGAAGACATTGCATTATCAAACGTTTGTTCTAGATTATCTATTTCTTGAATTGTTTGTTGCATCAATTGTTCTGCTACCACTTTTGTTTCATTTGCAAGAACGAAGTCTTCAACTGGATAACATAGTTCAAATCCTCTATTTGTTTCAATAATAATTTCATATGCATTTATTACTTTCAATACTTCATAGTAATTACCTTTTGTAATGTAATCCCATTCATCAGAAATACATTCAACAGTATCTCCTACTTTAAACTTAGGAACAGAAACCTCCACCAAATCTCCAGTCTCTTCTTTCTTATCTTCAAGAAAGAGTTCTGTTTCACCATAGCAATCTCCGTATTTTTCTACATAATAATTGTAATCAGAATACCGATTAATCTCATATCCAGAAGACCACAACATTTCGCAATTATCAGTGTAGTCATCTACAGTCGTCACTTCCTTAAACTTACTCTTCAACAACTCTACAGCACGATTGTATTCATCTTCATTATTAATACGAACAAAATATGTAGTCATGGTTTTCTCCTTTTAATTAAATTTCATTTCCTCTGTGATGAGGAGCTTGTTTACTTCTTCAATGTAATAATTGTAGTTGATATCGGAGATGGAGTCAATAGATTCAATCAAATTTGCTTCCTGACACAACCAACCAGATTCGATACTCAAGTCACGATCACCTTCCTTACCTTCTAACGCCGGCATAACTTTCTTAAAATTCATACCACTATTACTTACATAATACCTTGTTACATTAGGTAATTGTACTTCACCAAGAGCATCATACGCAATCAATTTTGAGCTTTTTGGAATCTTACAACGTTTCATAAAGTCCCACTTGTCATCGTGATTTCTTACGAGTTCTTCGGCATCTTTACCTTCTACCATAACTTTTTCAGCAACCATAGGTACAACTAACATACTCTGATCTTTATGATGAGGAAGACCTTTATATTCATATGCACCTTTACTCTTCAACTTACCATTTGTATAAACCGCAATGTAATTATTAACATCTTTGGTATACATAGCTGAATAGTCAGCAAATTCTAACTGTAATCCTACTCTCTTTTCCCATTCTTGACAAGTAGCATTATATGATACTTCTTCATCTTTTAAGAATCGTGTCGTAATACCATCTGTATTCATCTGGATAACATCGAGATCGTCCAATTTCTGCATCAACATATCAAGTAAGAAACATAACGATAGTTGACCATTAACTGTAATAGTCATTGTGTATTTAGGATCATACAAAAATGAATACTTGTTATTAGAATTACCATATGTTGCATTCAGAGCCAATTTAATAGCTAAGTTTTCCATTGTTCCTTTAGCAAACTTCTTACGTTCCTCATAAACATTTTTATAGATTCCGCAAAATTCTACTCCAAGATGTTCTGGGTAAACGTTATTACTAATTGCTAAGTTGGGGTACATACTTGACAGTTACCTCCAACCTTTCAGTTGGAGCCGGACTATATCTTAAATGATTTTCTTCCAGATAAACTTTCTGTAAGATTTTTTGTAACCGTTCACACAATTGTATATCGCAATTCTGAAGTAATCTGGATTTTCTTGTAATATATCGAACATAGTGTTCCAAACTTTTACTAATTCACCAGACTTCGTATATTGAGCTATCTTATATGTTGTTCTTTTTTCGGAAACTTTCTTCTTCATCATTTCTTTCTTTTCTGGATTTTCTTTCCAAAATTTCTTAGATGATTCCGATAATTTATTTCTGGTTTCCAAACTTGAATAAAGACCTTTTGCATGGTTTTCTTTTGCTATTACTGAGCAGTGTTGTTTTTGTTCATCAGTCCAATAATTTCCAAAGTTAGGATTTTTATCCCCTATTACACTTTTAGAAATTAACTCTCTGGTTTCATCAGAAACAATACATTTACCTGAAGAATCTTTTCTTAAATTGTACCCAAACTCTCTATTTAAAGTGTTCAGTTCTTCCATCCAAAACAATTCTCTATCGCTCAATAAATCTTCGTCTACCACATCAAAAAGTTCAACATATTCCAACTTAAAGTTACTTTCTCCATACTTTTTAAAAGCATTGAATAGATATCTATTACAATTTTTATTTCTATTTTCAGCTCTCAATTGAGCAAGATGTGATTTCCATCTTCTCTCAATATCTATGGATTTTCCAATATACTTCTTCCCATTTACAACATTAACAATTGCATAAATTCCACAATTCATCATTTCCTCGCACTTCGGGTTAAAAATAGATATTACCACATTGTATCCATTTTGTCAACCCTACTCTACTCCCTTCCACGAATGATCGTGTGGTTTCGATAGTCTCTGAACCTTCACCATTTCAGGCGCTTGGCTGCTGATTGTCCAATTTTGTTGATTTTCAAGCATTCACACTCACCGTTTCCAGTCATGTTGTAGCTCAACAAACTCTAAGGAGTTTCCAGCAATTCACGAGGTTTATAGACATCTCAAGTTTCCTTAAACGTCTGCGTCACGAATGACTTTTTTACTATTACTCTTCACGACTCCATCTCTAGTAGCATGAATACCACCAACTCCAAATACAATTTCCAATCCATCAATAACAACATTTAGAGCTTCTGCAATTCGATAACAGAAGTAATATGATTTCTTATTCCTCTTTACATAAACTTTCTTCAACTTTCCATTTGGTTGCTCTACCATCTCGAATACTTTTTCACCATTCTCATCTTTTACAATTTCTGTAGCAGATAATTCAACAGTTTCTAAATATCCCATTGGAAATTCTTTTAATAATTCTGGAGGAATTACTTCTGATTCAATCTTCTTCTTCTTCACTACCATATTAGCATATTTAGCCACATCTCCAAGTTTATGTTCTGGAATGTCACTGAATACACCTCTTGTTTCTGTAATCTTTTGCTTACTAAACCAATCTTTAATAGCAATGAATTCTGGTCGAGTAAACTCGTAGTAATCAAAGATGCACTCACCGAGATCAATCACTTTACGGGGAGACTGCTTCATTACAAGCTTACCTCCTTTGTAATGATGAGTAGCAACTCCAGCTTCCTTCAACTTAGCTAAGAAGAATTCTCCTCCGATTTTACTATCAGAAGCATTACGAAGATTGAGATTGTACTTATAGGATAAGTCTGAACGTAACTGTAACATTGGAATACACTCTAACAAGAACATACGAGTCGCTTCCACATCGTGCATATTATACTTTTTAAGAATTACAATCTCATCTTTAGTCAAAGTAGTACCTACACTAAACGGAAGGTCTTGTACATTAGCTAAACGCATATTGAATTCAATCTGCTTCAATGAAGTCATCTTCGCTTTGTTATCAAAGTGATTGATCTTAAACAAATCAATTTGAGGAATAACATGTTCGTTTTCAGCTACCGTAGAAGCGAATCCATCTTTCATACTATCAATTTGTTCTTGCGCCCATTTATAAATCTTTGAAGCAATAACTTTTCCTGATTTATCTTTAATACTATCAATGTAAGTAAAAAATTTATGCAATACCGGATAGTCGAAGTTGATGTTGTTGAACCCTACCATTGTGAAAGAATTCGATTGTAAATAATTAAAACATTTCAACAATCCTTCAATATCATTTTGATACTCACTGATTTCAAAACATTTATCAAATTTACCATCTGCTCTAACAATACCAAACGTAAATACATTCGGATATGTTTCAATATCATAAACAAACAACTTGATGAGTTCGACAACATTCATACTTTCTCCTTATTACAAATTAAATATTCACTTCATAGTTCAGAAGAGCAAAATATGCTTTATCGTCAATTTTACCTTTCCACTCCTCTGCAAGCTCTTTAGCATATTCTTCTTTACGAGTTTTGTACGCCAAGAAAGCTTCTTCTGGGGTATTATAGAACCCTAAGTATTCTCTGTCAATTCCAGTATTACAACGAGCTACATATCCTATTTTAGCATTTGCTGTTTTAGGTTTGATTACATTAACCCCGCGATAATAAGCACCTTCTCTACCTTCAATTAGAAATTGATTTATCTCACTTGGTATGAAACAAGAAGTTTCAGGTGAATAAATCTTATTACCTTCCAATAACAAATCTTTATCTAAATGATAATCTAGCGTATTCGAATTTACTTGAGAAACAGCCCATTCTGCAAAATTTTGAAAGCACAACCACTCATCACAAACAAAAACATCTCTATAAGAAGCTCCTTTGTCTTTATTCAATGTCAGAGGATCGTAGCATCTTTTCAACATTCGATTCCAATAATTGTAGATTTTATCATCTATTTTCTCTCCGTTCTTTCTTAACTTTGAAGAATACTTACCTACTCCAAAATATCCTACTCCGAAGACAGAAGGTTTATTTGCAGGCTTAATACTTCCATTTTTAATATGAGCTGTAGATTCTATACTTTCTGAACCATCTTGCCACCTTACTTTTACTTCAAATGAAGATTTGTACTCTAATACAATTAACTTCCAACCACAATTTGTTGTAAATTCTTTTCCTACTAACTCTTCGGAAATAGGATAACGAATGTTTCCACTTTTCAAGTTAGAAGTGCAAGTTTTAATTTTTAATCCATCCTCAAACTCTACTTCAACATTCGTAGCGTTAATGTAGTTAGTAACTGTAAGTTTCTTCCCTGAATTTGTAGTATAAACATCTCCTACTTTTGGAATATTTTTAACAGGATGTCGCAAATGTCCTTCTCTGATACTACTCGCTGTTCTCTTAGTAATATATCCATCCGACAACCACTTCACCATTAATTCCGATTGTGAGATTACTTCTACGATTTCAACAACATCATCTTTAGTGGTAAATTGTTGACCAACATAAAACTTACCGTAAGTTGGGTGGAGCGGGAGTAACTTTTTAATATAACTTCCAGTAGTTACTTTTCTGGCTCCATCTATTTCAAATTCTACAGTGATATCTTTTCTTCCACGGTATTCTACCACTTTAACATTCAGACCTTGCTTATTTACAT